AGGCCAGAGCCCTGGAACGTGATTGATCGGGTTTTCATCCATGCCTTCCGCCCATTTGCGAAAAACCAAGATGTATTCAGGCAGGCCGACGCGATTGCGTCCGCTGTCAGTCCTGAAATTCTTGTAAAGCAGGCCGTCCGGCTTGCTCTTGGTCATCTCCTTGACCGGGCATCGCCAGATCGTCACCCGGCTATGAAAGGCCCATCCGGCTTCCATGTGCGACTGAATGCAGGCGCCGGTAAAATCCCGCAGGCCCCGCGAGCCGTCCTCGCTGGCATTCGAATAATAGACCAAATCCTTGACGTGAACGCAGGACAGGCGCCCAGGCTTGGTCACGCGGTGAAGGTCCTTCAGGAGCACCTTATAGAACGCCTGAAATTCCTCATCCGAGCTGACATTGCCCATGTCGCGTTCGCTCTCCGAGTAGATGTAGAGCGACGAAAACGGCGGGCTGTAGACGCTAATGTCAACGGAGTTGTCCGGCATCTCAGCCGTAAATTCCACGCAATCGGCATTATAGGCCGCGAACCTGTCGCTGATATGTTGGTCCAAAACTTCCATTATGCCGCTCCCAAAAACGCAGGCATGGCCGCCGCCTTGGCGGGCCGATACACTTGCAACACTTCCGATGTTGATAGAGACCGCTTCATCGCCGCAGTCATTTCGCGTTTCATGCCTTCATGGTCGCCGCTCTTGCGATTGACCACCTGCCATACCGACTCCTCGGTATCAGCGCAGGCAACATGCACTTGAACGGATCGAACCTGCCCGAACCGATGGCAGCGCCGCACCGCCTGATAAAACGCCTCATACGAAAACGACAGGCCGACAAATGCCATGCGGGCGCAATGCTGAAGGTTCAGGCCCTGGCCGGCGATTGACGGCTTGGTTATCAAGATGCGGGATTGTCCCGTCGCAAAGGCCGTCAAGCGTTGCTCTTTGACTTCCGGCGCCATAGAGCCGCGCACCTCGATTGCCTCCGGTATGAGGTCCGTCAAAGCGTCCGCCTCATAGTCCGTGTCGCACCAGATCAGCCAAGGCTCGCCGGGCTCTTTCGCCACCAGATCAGCAATCACCCTGGCGCGCGCCTCGATGGTCAAACGCTTCTCGCGATGGATTGACGTTGCCGAGGTGTCGGGCATCCGAAAGAGCAGGGCTTGGCCGTCGCGCTCTTCGCCAGCATTGATTGACCGATCCGCCGCGACGATGTGGCGTTTCATGATCAGGTCCGGCAGATTATAGCCGGTGTCGTCAAACCCCAGGTCGGAAGGCTTGGAAACGCAGCGCGCCCAGCTCGCCACCCATTCCCAGAATGACGCTTTAGCCGGGTGCTTGATCCGATAGCGACCCATGTTTTTTTGATCGGCTATGAACCAGCGTGCCAGCATCTCGTTCGAGTTCATGACCCCGAGAAACTGGCAGTGCTGGCCTAGTTCCATATGGTCATTGGGGGCTGGCGTTGCCGAACAACACAGGCGAAACGGCGTATCTCGGAACGCCTCCATCAGCGCCCGCGTGGTCGATCCCGTGAAAGATTTTAGAATGCTGCTTTCGTCCAGGATCACCCCGGAAAACAGCGCGGGATCGAACTTGGCCAGCCGGTCATAGTTGGTGATGTAGATACGCGCCTCGCCAATCTGTTCCGGCTCGCGAACGGCCTTGGCATCAATCCCAAACTTGACCGCCTCGCGCTCGTGTTGCGCGGCGACAGCAAGCGGCGCCAGCATAAGCACAGGCCTACCAGTTCGCTCGACCACCACTCGGCCCCATTCCAGCGCGCAAAGCGTCTTGCCTAGGCCCGTATCAAGGAAAAGCGCCGCGCATCCTGCCTTCAACGCAAATTCCACCGAGTGCCGTTGATGGTCCTTTAGCGCCGGGTTGAGCGGCGGAATATCCACCATGCCCCGAGGCACAAACGCAATGCGCTTAGCCTCGATCATCGCGCGGTATTGTTCAATGCCGCTCATCGTTTCAATTCCTCCCGTGAAATTCCAAGGCCGCCCCGCGTAACGGGGCCGCCTAACGTGTTCGTCGTTTGCTTCGCTGTAGTCAGGTGAAACATGGCGCAGGCCGGGCAACGGTAAACGTAAAGCTCATCGCGCCCGTGTTTTTCCAATTTGGATTGCCCAATAACCCGAGCCCGCGCCTCACTGGTAAACACCTTCTTGCGACGGCAATTTTCCCGCTCCTTGTCGGTTATTTGCCGGATGTAATTGGTCACGTTTCAATTCCTCCGCCGATTGTCCGGGCGTCCAAACTGGCGAGGCAATAGAGCCATGCGCTCGCGTTGGATGCGGTTGATCGTTTCGCGTGACAGAATGGCGAGAAGGGGTGGCGTGGTCATGCCGCCACCGCCAGGGCTAGCTCTTTCAGGGAACACAGGCGCCGGTTTGAAATGGCCAGCCATGCCTCCGGAGGGATGCTGTTTCGCCTATGCCAGAACCGCACCCGTTCGGCTGGAATGGCCAGCTTTGCGGCGAAGGTCTGATAGCCGCCCGCCGCCTCGATGATGTCTCTGTGTGTTCTCATGGCTTAAACCTGCACATATGAAAGACGGTTGGTCAAGGGCAGATAGCACGGAATTTTCGCCATTGTGGCGTGTGAATTGCACTTGACCGGATGCGAATTAGCGCGTTCTATGCGTCATCGCAACGGGAGAAGCGCAATGAGTGGCACAGCCCAAACATCAATTGAATTGGAGCTGGAATGGTCCGGCTCTTACAGCGGTGCAGAGCCTGACGTTGGCTATGCGGGCGGATGGGAAAACGTCACCCTTGAGGGGTGCAAGTTCGACATCACCGACTACAAGCTTGTCGGGGGCCAATTGGTCAAGACTACTCGCACCGTCAAGTTTGACCTGACCCCGGAACAGGTGGCCATGATCGAGGCCCTGTTTGCAGACGATGCAGCGGAGAATATGACGTCATGACTGCCCATGTCTATTTCTTCCCCGATCAGCCCCTCAAGGATTTGGCTTGCCGGGGATGCGGGGAAACCCACTACAGCCCGAACGTCGAGGCGTTCGAGGTATCCGGGCGCCTGGTCTGCGACGATTGCGCCGACTGCGAATGCGACGATGATGATGCGGAGTGGTTTGCATGACCGAGGCTGACCTTTCACCCGAGGAAAAGGCGTTCGTGCGGCTGGTTCAGCAGTTTCCCGCCAAGCCACTTCCGATCCTCAAGGCCTTGATTGGCTTTATTGTCTACACCGCCGCCATTGCCATGCTGTGCGCTGGCCTGTGGCTGGCATTTTGAAAGCGAGACACATGCAATTCGAGGGAGACAAGGGCGCTTTTGCGAAGGCGTTCATCCAGGCTCAGAAGTCTATGGAGGCCGTGACCAAGGCCAACATTAACCCGGCCTTCAAACAAAAATACGCTGATTTGGCCGCAGTCGTGGAGGCTGTGGTTCCGGCCCTCAATGCCGCCGGAATCGCCGTGCTGCAAACGCCAGCCTTTGACGGTGAAATGGTCACGGTGACGACGACGCTGCTGCATGACAGCGGCGCTAGCCTGACATCTGACTTGCGCCTTCGCCCGTCAAAGTCGGACCCGCAAGGCGTCGGTTCGGCCATCACATACGGGCGTCGCTATTCCCTGCTGGCAGTCGCTGGCGTAGCGCCGGAGGATGACGACGGCAACGCCGCGTCAGGACCGCCCCAGAACGCCAAGAAACCGGCCCCTAAAGCCCCAGAGGGTAGCCCCGCAGCCGTATCAGCCGCCAAGATGGCAATCGGCATCTGTGATAGCCCGGAGGCCCTTGAAGGGTGGCTGACAGCCAATGGTGACGCCATCCGCCAGTATTGCGACAGCGACCGCGCCCAGATCAGAGCGGCAGTCCAGGCGCACAAGATGGCCCTTGGTCAACGCAACGTCGCGCGGGAGATTTTTGAATGAGCGCCGCAATCGGACACAACAACCCGCCGCAGAGCCCCTTTGAAGCCGTCAAGGTCAACATCGAAGACCTTTACAGCGAGGCCCGGCATTTTTTGGACGGCGAGCCGATCCAGTCCGAGGCAATGGCCGACGCCGTTGAAACCCTGCTAGACAAGATCAGGGAGGCCGAGAAGGCCGCAGACGCCGCACGGAAGGAGGAAAATCGGCCCTATGACGATGGCAAGGCCGAGGTTCAGGCGCGCTATCTTCCCCTTATTGGTCAGACCAAATCCGTAACCGGAATGACCGTCCGGGCTATTGAGGCTTGCAAGGCCGCTCTAGCCCCTTGGCGTCAGGAGCAGGAACGCATCCGCCAGGAAGAAGCCCGCAAGGCCCGCGAGGAAGCCGCCGCAAAGGCTGTGGAGGCCGCTGCGCTATCCCGAGCCGCCGATGACCTGATAGCCCGTGAACGCGCCGAACAGGCCGTGAAGGAAGCGGAACAGGCCGCCAAGGCTGCGAGCAAGGCAGACAAGGCCGCGACCACGGGAACGGGCCTGCGGTCCTATTACCGGCCCGAGCTTGTCGATGGCGTGGAAGCCGCCCGGCACTATTGGCAGACCAACCGCGAAGCCTGCGAGGCGTTCTTCCTGTCGCTGGCAAAGACGGACGTGCAGAACGGCAAACGCACCTTGCCAGGATTTAACGTGATCGAGGAGCGCCGCGCGATATGAGCCGTTGGTCATTCATTGTGAACAAGGCCAACAAGGCCCTCATTCACCAATGGCTAGACCGCGCGCCGGATGGCTTCCGGGTGGAGATACGCGAGCCGACCAGATCAGACGCGCAAAACCGCGCGCTTTGGCCAAGGCTTACAGAAGTGGCCCGAGCGCGCCCGACGCACAACGGCGTCAAGATGGACCCGGAATTGTGGAAATGCGTTTTCATGAACGCCCTTGGGGCGGAAATGGTCATGCTGCCCAACCTGGACGGCGACGGCTTTTTTCCGATTGGCCACCGCTCTTCGCAATTAAGCGTCGGTGAATTTTCCGGCCTACTTGAAACTATCAACGCCTTCGCAGCGCGTGAAGGGATTAGCCTTGAACGGGAGAATGAGGCGATATGACCATACCAGACATTGAAGGCCTGCAACGACGTGTCGCGGCCATCATCATCCGCGACGTGTTGCAGGAGGAGCCCGACGATCTGGTCGAGGACATTGCAGCATGAGCACGTCATTGACCCCTGCCGAATATGCCCGCCGCGCCCGCGTCTATGCCGCAGCCAAGAAAGACCTCGCCGAACTCACCCGCCTTCGTGCCGAGAACGCACGGCTGAGGGAGGGAGCGCAAGACGCTTTGAACCTCTGGCATCACAACACATGGGACGATCCGGACCGCGCGACGTTGGTTGTCGCCGCCCTCCGCGCCGCCCTCAAGGAAGGGGGTGGAGAGTGAGCATCGACGACTACTATCCGCAAAAGAAATCAGGCGTGACGCCGCCCGCGCCGCTTCACATCCACATGCCCGGCCATGACCCCGAGCGCCCCACCCTACGCGATCAGTTCGCTATGGCGGCTCTGACGGGGCTGTTGATGGGCGGGGGCTGTGGTGGATTCAAAGAGGCCGCAGAGGCTTCTTTTGAACTCGCAGACGCCATGATGAAGGAGCGGGGCCGTGATTGACCCAAAGATGGGCGCTCGCCTTCTGACCCGCTCGCAGCGGCGCATGGTCGAGATCGGCGCGGTAACGGGCGACTTCAGCGTGAAGACCGTTCGCGCACTCAAGAACATGGGCGTGATGCATCTGGTCATCACCAGCCCGAACGGCCAGTACGGGTTCATGCGCCTGACGCCGTTTGGCGAGGCTATTCAGACAGTGCTGAAAGATCGGAAGCGC